ATATAAAGCAATTGAATATATGGTCAAAGTAAAGAACGCACTTGAAGATAATGGAGCAATTGTAATGCTTGTTAGAGAGGGTGGAAAAGAAGAATGAATAGTAGAATAGTTTGTTTTGTTCTTGGTCACAAAAAAAGAATATCAAAATGTCCATACACACTAAATGTTTATGATGTATGTGATAGATGTGGGGGAACTTTAGTTATTGGAAAGTGGAACCCTGATGAGTCATAATTCAAATAGTGAGATATGGTTTGATGATGAATTTCCAAAAGATGGATCTATTGAGTATTATGTTTGGAAAGAATTAAATGATTAATTTTATTTTATTCCTTGTTTCAATTATATTATTTACTTCACTACTCATGTATACTACTGTTCTTTGGTTTAAATACAAAAGACTTCAAGTACTTTTTGTACAAGCAAAATTTGATGGAGAAATGGTTGCTCAGTTTTTATCTAAACAATTAGAAGTAAATCCTGAGTCTGAATTAAAAGCAAAAGATGATTTTATTACATTTTTATCTACTTCAAGGGAATGGGCTTATAAATATATAGAAGATGTCCAATCAGCACTTATAAAGTTTATGAATAAAGTAGATCCAATAGTGGACTATCATGCTAAGTATGGTGATGTTATGCCTATGGATCCACACACAAGTCAATTAAATGCAATTAGTGACTCAATAAATGAACTAAAAATGATATTGCCAAGTCCAGAATATGATACACTTATTCAGGAGGAATTATGATAAAATTAAAAGACCCTAGAGCGCTGCCCTATGCTGGCTTTCAGGTCTGTGAAGTTGAAGACTGCAAAGAAGAATCAGAAAAAATTTGGGCGTCTTCAGAAATAAGAATAATTGATGTATGTTTAAACCACTATAATCAAATAAACAACGAGAGGTATATACCATGAAAGATGTTATCTTATCAATACTAACAGGTTTTGGATGCGGTGTAGTTTTTGCAGCATTCAAATTGCCAGTACCAGCACCACCAGTTTTTGCGGGAGTCGCAGGAATTATTGGTTTATGGATTGGTTTTACAGTACTAACAAAATTCATATCCTAGGAGGAATAAAATGAATGAACAAATGAAAGCAATGCTTGCATCGTACGGGAGATCCGTACTTGGTGCAGCAATTGCACTATACATGTCTGGGGTAAGTGACCCAAAGACACTTGCATACTCACTATTGGCAGCAGTAGCGCCCGTAGCACTGAGAGCACTTAACCCTAACGATTCTGCTTTTGGTAGACTACCAGCAGTACCAGAAATTGAAAAGGCACTTAAGGCTGCAGGAGTAAAAGTTACACCTAAAAAGGCACCTGCTAAAAAAGCAGCAGCAAAGAAGTAATAAAAAGTTCCTGAGTATGAATAAAAACTGCTCACTATTCATCTAAAATTAACTCTCAGTTAACCAATTATAACAAAAACTTATAGTCAGATCAGATATACTATAAGTATGAAATTTAAATTCATTGCTTTACCAGTAGCATTAGCCATATTTGCTAATGCTTTTTTTATTACTACTTCACATGCTGATAACCTTCAAGGTGCTGGATCTTCATTTGCTGCTAATTTTATAGACAGATGTAGAATCGAATTTACTAAATCAGGAGCAGACTCTGTTGGCTATAATGCCATCGGATCTGGTGCTGGAAAGAATATGCTTACAAATGGAGTAATGGATTTTGCTATGTCAGATGTTCCATATTCAGCATCAGAAATTAAACCATCAAAAGAATTTGTTTATGTTCCTTTGGTTGCAGGGCCAGTAGGTATTATTTATAAACTTGATGGCTATAAAATAACAATTAAGATGAGTAGAGATACTTTGGCAAAAGTTTTTGCGGGACAAATAACAATGTGGAATGATCCACAAATATTAAATGAAAACCTGATAGGAACAAAAATCCCTAAGATACCAGCAACAAAGATCAGAGTTGTATATCGTATTGATGGCTCTGGAACATCAGAAGTTTTTACGTCATATCTTAATGCTGTTGCTCCAACAATCTGGACAAAGCCAGGAAACAAAAACTTTGCCAATGCATTTCCTGGAGACATAAGTAAGGGTGTATATATGAACTCTGCTTCTGGCTCTAATGGAGTTGCAATGATTCAAAATACAACTAATGGATCAATCGGCTATAACGAAATATCATACGCAAGAGACCTTAAAACAATATCAGTTGAAAATGAGGCTGGAAGATTTATGCAACCAACTATTTCAGCAGCGTCAGTATTCCTTGGAGATTTTGTTCCAGATAAAAGTGGGGTAGTTAAAATAAACTATAAAAATACTAACAAACTATCCTATAATATATCTACTTTTACCTATGGTATAGCATATAAAGAAAAGAACTCAAAAAATGATTCAGTTAAAAAGTTTTTCAATTTTATGCTTGATACCTGTGGCAAAAAAGCAGAAGATCTTGGATACTCACCAATTAGAGGGGCCATGCTCAAGTTTTCAAAGGCAAGAGTAACAGAAATTAGTTCAAAACCATAGTATAATAGACACTATTCCGCTTGAGACTTTAAAAGGTTTTACAACGGATGTTCCTTTGATGGGAAAGTTAGCAGGAGTTGAATCTTCGTGGCTAATAGACCTGAGCAGTCGTCTATAAACTGCTCATTTATTATGCTATAATTGTAAGATGCTAGAACTAATTGATATGTTAAAAGTACTACTTGCAGATAATATTACTCTCAAGTTAAAGTCTCATGGATACCATTGGAATGTAGAAGGCGACGATTTTGCTCAATACCATGAATTCTTTGGTGAAATTTATGCAGACTATGAAGATGCAACAGACACTTATGCAGAATGGCTTCGTAAATTAGATACCTATGCACCATTTAAACTATCTCGCTTTATTGATTTAAATGAAGTTGGAGAACCAGATGTTACATCTGATCCTATGATGATGGCTGCAGATCTATTGAGTGCAAATGATATGGTTTTAGCAAAATTAACAGACGCAGTTGATATGGCTACAGCAAATAGACAACATGGCCTTGCAAACTTTTTTGCAGACCGTATGACAATGCATCAAAGATGGCACTGGATGCTCTCAGCCTCACTTAAAGATGTGGAAATGGACTAATGTCCGATACACCTATGGATGTTGCTTATAACGCAACTGTAACAGATCCCACACCTGCTAATCCATCAAATCATATCAATCCTGCTGTTGGAATGAAAAAACCACAGTACATGACAACTAATTATGCACGACCAACTAAATCTGGAAAAATTAATGATAAAGATACAGTTCAAATATGGGCTGGATCAGCATTTGGTAAAGCATTACAAAATGAAATTGTTCCTTCCTCAACTTATGATGGATGCGATTGTGCAACATGTAAAGAAATTAATGTAGACTGTCCAGATTGTCCAGTTTGTGCAAACCCTATTCCAAATGGGGATTCTATGAAAGCAGATGCACCACTACCAGAAAATCCTATAATGCCAACTAATACTTACCAACATTGTGAATGTGAAATTTGTATGGAACAAAACATTCCATGCTCTTCATGTCCTGAATGTGGTGGGGGATTAGATTCAGAAACTCAAATGGCTATGTATGATTCCTCAGTAGGTAAATCAATACTTCTATCAGCAAAAGACTATACAAAGCAAACAAGAGTAGATAGGTTATTTAGATAATGCCAAAAAGGAAAGCAGCAGCATTTAATCCAGTACAGATCAAAGATGGCTGGATTGTTAGACTATATAAAGATGGTCGCATTAAGTCTAAAATTGCTCCATACGAACCAAAACATCCTAAAAAGTAGTAATAACATTGAAAAGAGTTGGCTAATTAATTCCAAATTGACCAAAACTTTTTCATACTTGGAAGTTTAGCGGGATCTTTAGTAGGAATTCCAGCCTTAGCATATGCTGCTCTCATCGTAGCATTGTTATCAATAGCAAGATTAACTGATCCTTTTAGTCTCATGCCAACTTTATATTTAAAGTCTGCTGTTTCTGATGATGATCCAGGATTCATAATAAGCCTACTATACTTAACTCCTGCTGCTCTTAATGCTGCAACAGTTTCTTTTCTTTGTGATGAGTTTCTTCCTGTTACTATAATTAATGATCCAGGAAGTGCATTTACATAATCAATAACATGTTGAATTGGCTTTGTTCCATTACGCAAAAGCGTATCATCTATATCACAAATAGTAGCCATACTCTATTATAGCACCCCTGGCAGGAATCGAACCTGCGACGCATGGCTTAGAAGTCCATCGTTCTGTCCACTGAACTACAGAGGTGTAGTACACCAGGTAGGACTTGAACCTACGATAGCCGAATTATGAGTTCGGTGCCTTAACCAACTTGGCTACTGGTGCTAGACCTTATCTTGCTAATAGACCAATAAGCAAACCAATAATAAACATACCAACACCAATAGTCCATTGGTAATACTTCATTAAATGATCTTGAATAATTTGATATCTAATTTGATGAGGAACTTCTACAAACTCATCATCACCAACATCAATAGAATACGTTTTCATGCATGCTCTTTCATATGTCTAGATAAACTTTCATTAGCCATAATCCCCCACCGAAGATCCCATTCTTTTTTACATACTGGACAAATAATTATTCTACTAATCTTGATCAACTCCGTATGTCATTCTAATATAACATAATGTCCAACCAATAATAAAAGCGGGAATTAAAAATAAAGCATTAATCATTTTTGTCCTCCTAGTCTGTATATTATAAGTATACTCTTATCAGTTAGATAAGTCAAACCTGCTCTCCCCCAAGGATTCGAACCTCAATAGCCAGGACCAAAACCTGGAGTCCTACCGTTAGACGAGAGGAGAGTAGCCCCAACGGGAATCGAACCCGTCTTTACGCCGTGAAAGGGCGTTGTCCTAACCGATAGACGATAGGGCCTTATTTAGTTATGTCTTTTACATTTTGGATATCTAGATGGATCATCACCTTTTAAAATGGGACCACATATTTCACACTTAAGTTTTAAGGCTATTTCAAACTTATCCATCTTATTTGCAAGTTCAAACATTGCTCTAACAGTTTCTTCTTTCAATCTTTATCCCAATAGGCTTTACCAAATTCATCGTAATCATCCCAACCTTGACTAGATAATTCTTCTGTCCAAGCCTTAATATCTAAAATATAATAAGTTCCCCATTTTTTATATGGCCAGTTTAAAATTCTCCACATTTTTGCGTGGTATCTATAACGAACTCCAAGATTTTCATCTTCATCTAGATTAACAGCCTTAACTAAATGCTCAGTAGCAATAGCACCAAAGCCATTAGCAATCCATCTTAATGGAAGTATTTTAGTTTTCTGGTGCTTCACTGAATGCTTCAGCATCTTTAGGTACCCAAACTTTCTTTCCATCTTTCCATATGGGCCAATAACCAAGACTACGCCAATCCATACTCATGATCTTAGGTTCTTTTGGCATAAGCACACCAAATTCTACCATCAGTCATTGTTTGATGCGTCTCCCAAAACAAAGGATCTTTTTGATGCATCTCACACTTGACGCATTCATTTTTATTCAAAGTCCACCTGAGTTTCAAAATACTTAGTCATATAGTTATCTTTACCTCTTGCTATATGTGCAGCAGCAAGACGCATACCTAATGCATTAGTTAGGCCAGATTCAATTGGCAAGGCTTCAATCTCCCTTGCTATCTCTTCTCTTAATGACATTTCGTCTATGCTCATGTTAGGCAATCAATACTTGTAATGGTCATGTGTGGTTCTTCTCGCATGGCAATTGCTCTAGCCTCTTCTTCCGTGGCAGCCATAATGTCCAAATGGAAGGATCTATCGTAGTCTAATAGTGATACTGTGTATACGTTCATATATCAATTATACACCCACGGCCTCTCAATGTCAAATATGATGATATAATTATCCTATAATCTAGGAGGTTATAACTATGGTAGCACCAGCAAATAAAACATTTACAGGTTCAGGAACAGTAACAGGCTCAGGTAACATCATGGGAAATCCAGTGCAAACATTTGCACGATCTTATAGCCTTTCAACGGCTAATTATAACGATAATAACCTTATGGCCTTCTTTGGCGCCAATGATTTGATCTTTACATCTGGCCCATACCCACAATATATTTTAGATTATCTGCCAGATGGCGTCCCAACTTATATAACAGTTAGTGGACTTATCAATGGAGATGAAGCAATGAATAGTCAAACATTCCAGGTAATGAGAAATGGCACTACTATCAATCAAACAGATAACTCATTTGTTGCTTTCTTAAACACATTTAGCCTTAATGGACACTATGCATACGAAAAATATGACCATATTTGGAACTGGAACTCTTAAAGTATAAAAGTGTTTATCTATGATGATAACTTTTTAAGTTTAGATCAAATTCTTTCAGTAGGACAGGCAGTCACAAAAAACAATAATAATATAATTTGGCATGCCAGTGAAAGTACAGCAGGCATAAATCAATATCTCAAATTAAAGAATAGCAATATGACAATATCAGAAGATGAGCAATACGTTCATACAGCCTCTTTTAATGAAAATAGGATATCAGACATACATGACTTTGGTGTAGATATATTAAATACTTTTGCTAAAAAGCACGGAATACAGATAAATAAAATCTTAAGAATTAAAGCAAACATATTAAACAAAACAGATAAACAAAATCATATACACCCACCCCATGTAGATATTGCAATCCCACACATGGTTTTACTATACTATGTAAATGACTCAGATGGGGATACAATAATCTTTCATCAAAAGCACTCATCTGATCAAGACCCAGTACTTACGGTTAACAGG